TTGACCAGATCAATGTCTTCTACTACAACAAAATCTGGCTTGTAGAAATTGTCAGGGTCGTTGTAACGAACGCGCACACGAGTGCTGCGTGTTTTCAATGATGAGCCGCTATACGAGAAGCTACCATCAACAACATTTGAGTTGCTAAAGACATGGATAGCAGGCACGTTTTTAGGTGCGTCTGCATCGTTGTCTTTTAGTTCTCCGTGATCTGCAGCAATCTGTACGTTATCGGCCTTCCAAAACAGCATCCCACGGAAGACGCTGGCCATGTCTTGCAAAAGATTATACGCTTCTGTTTGCGATCCAATAACTGTATTGATTGCAAATCTAGCTTCTTTTGTTTCATCCGGATTTGTAACTAATTCGTTGCAGTACTTTGAAATTTCAATTAAATCAACCCAGTTTAGATTTGACTTATTAATAAAATCACCCGCACCATACCGTGCATTAGTGAGCATGTCATAGAAGCAGCAGACAGGACACGTTGTCCAAGCTCTGTTTTCCTGCAGGCTGCCATCAAAGGGGATTGAATCGTCAAACTTCAGGCTTCCAGCGCCAGGCTTGCCGTCACCCCTAACTGATGCGCCAGATGGTATCTTTACCCTTAACCCTTTGATTTCATAGGCTCTTGCTGGCAAGCTTTGATATTCGCTTGAGTTGATGTCAAGAGATACGCAAGCAGTAAAGGGATACGCCGTGCCGAATTTCTTTCCGATAACAATGCTATTCCAAATAATTGAATCCGCACGCTTGTCCGCTATTGGGGTGTTTTGAGGTATATCTTGAAAGTCTTCGTATGAAATCTCAAACGCATCCTCTACATTGTCAAACAAAACTTTTCTGACTCTAATTTTGTATGGACCTTTGCCATTGGCATAAGTGTCCATGAAAATTGCTTGAGTCTTAAATTGATATGGTGACGTGCAAATACCCTTGATGACGTTTTTTTGAACAACACCGCTTTCCTTTGCGCTTTCTACTTTAATGTCTACATCGTTCCAAACACCATCCGCGCCAGCTATTGAGATTTGAAGCTTGATCTGTGCAAAAAACAACTGCCCACGCGCCAAGCCTTCAGCGGCAACAGAGTAAAGCCTTGGAACAGTAAATACTAATTCAACAAAATCTACGTCGCTATCGTTAATGGTGCGCGTTACTTGGCCTGCTCCATAATCGCGGCTTTTGACCCTATTGTTTTCATTCGTTTCTTCCGTGTAACTCTTTCCCACTTCTTCGTTAACATCAGTAATAGATGTTTGCTGATCATTGAAAGAAGAGCTATTGCCAAAAAGCCTTTGATTTTTTCCTCCTGTCTTCACCCTGTATACAACAGTCCCTTCATTGAGCTGCCTGCCCGTCATCAATGTTTCGTTCAAAAAGATGCTTTGACGTTCTTTGACAAGACCTTCAATGGGCCCTTCGCAAAGTGCGTCAATAATCTTTAGCGTTGTCTTGGAGTTGAGAGCCATAACAGATCAGTCGTTCCCTTCTAACAGATCGTAACCGTAAGCGTTGATGGTAAGCGTTGCTCCATCATGCACGGCAACATCAATGATTTCAACGTTTAGAACCACATCTTCTCCTCCTCGATCGCTTAAGCTTGGCATCTCAAGGCGATGCCCATACGATATTGCTTGACTCTTGAGCAAAAGCCCTTGCACCGTAACATCAGCAGTTGCTAGGACTGGGTTATCACCGCCTCCAGTTACGCTAATAGTAATCCTGTACCTAATAAATCCATCAATCTTTGTCGTGCCTTCGTCTCCTGCAAAATCAAACAATCCGTTGTCAAGCCTAAAGATAACATCTAGTTTTTTACGTTTGTCTGAACTTTTCTTGTAATCTAGCTGTTGATTTTCGTAGTCTTCTCCGTCCTCAAGATCTTTTGTTTGGTTTTTACCAAAGCCATCATTGATAGCGATTCTGCTGTCACCCTTGCTTGACTTATATTGTTTTTGCACAATGCGCGTCAACAAGCCGCCGGCACTTTCTAAGTTTCTGGTAATTGCATCGCCATTAACTCTAAAGGTGCTTGGCCCTGGCGTTTGCGTTGCTTTCTGCAATGGGTCAGACTCATCGGAAATCTCTACGTTGGCAGCAATCAGATGACTGCCTGTAATAACGCGCCCATAGATGACTGGTAGTGTCGTGCCCGTTCCAACAGTGTTTGCTGGTCCGGTAAAGGCATAGTTTTCATTGCCCATCGCACCACGAGTGATGCCAGCAGGGCCAGAGCCACGCACGTCAGTGCCTGTGCCTTTGATCCTGTTAGTGCTCAACTTAGGTTGTGGTGAGATTAGGTCTGCTGTACCGCTAAGGATCAAGCCAGCGCCGATTGCGCTCAATCCCGTGCCTATTGCCGTCCCCAATGCACTGCCTACAACGAAGCTAGAACCTGCCGCCAGCGTTGTGCCTGCAGCAACAGTGCCGCCCAAGCCAGCAAAGCCAAACAACCCAGCACCAGGAAACAGGAACGACGCAGCAACCAAGCCAACACCAGCCAATATCTGTGTCGTACTGCCACCACCCGCACCAGAAATAACAGGCACAACCAACAACGGCTTACTCCCAAATGGGAGCTGCAACTCGTCATATCCCATCGCCGCACCGCCTTGGATCACCTTATATCCAACACCGTTATGGTGCGCCTGCATCATCTCCTGCTTTAACGCCGGATGATTGATACACAGCAGCTTGATCGCATCAGCCGGTGTCTGCAGGTTGTAATACTGATGCTGTTTGCCGTACCTTTCGCCCAGCTCACCTGCCAGCATGACAAGTTGCATGACGAAACACTGCTGCAGTCCTTTTCAAATAATACTGCCGCAACGGCTCCACCGCACTAATGCTATCCATCCGTTGATGCAGGATCTTGTCGCCACCGACATAAATAGCTGCGTGCATCGGTGTTCTCGTGCCAAGACGCATCAGCAACACATCGCTTTCTTGGCGATCGTCAAGCGCAACACGCTCAAACTTTAATGACTTTGCGTACCGCAGGAAAATGCTGTCTGTCGTGCCAAGATCTTCAGGCCGTTTGAAGCCTGGCAACTTAACACCAATCAACTCATAGTATTGCTGCACTAACGTGTAGCAGTCTTGCTGCCCGTATTCCCACTGACGACCAACTAAGGATTGATAGTCAACCATTGCTGATCCGGTACAGAAAAGACGTACCAAGGCAGTTTAGTTTGCTTGCAGGCATCACGGTCATGATCACTGACAGGTGTGCCCTTCGGGTGAGAATGAACTACGCCTTCAATTGGACCAAAATACATGGCACGCGCGTAATCCGTAGGGTCAATCACAAAATTTTCCGCAGGTTGTGGCGCAATGTTCCGGCATGGGAAATAACTGTCATTGACAACCAGTCCGCATGATTCTTCTGGGCAACGTGCATAAGCGTGCCTTTCAGCTTCATGCTTGAAGTCTTGCGCCATAGAAGCCTCCGTAGGGTAGAGTTTTGTCGTTTGGAAATCTAGCTTGGCAACTAGACAGCTTTTTACCACAAAAATCTTGAGCTCTTTTTTCTGCTTGAGTGCCACTAGTAATTCGTTCGTCATCAACTGTAAAGCAAGCATCACCGCTATAGGTACAACCATCACCAGTGCCCAATTCTTCACCGCGATATTTCCACGGGCAAAACTCTTCTATCGTTCGCCTCGGTAGCAATACATTTGTAAGGTCAAGTTTAGGTGACAACTCAAACTCTACGAGCTGCGGGTTTTCAGATGAAATCCTGTCGATGTACCATGTCTCAACAATTTTGGCATCAGGGTCAGCAGTGTCGTTGAAAGTCTGCTCAATCAAGGTGTCATCGTTTTGCAGAACCAAAATATCTTCTATGTCTGACTCGCCGCCAAACCCAACATCTTCGTTAAAATTTGTCGTATCTATAAATTTAGCAAAAGTTCTGATGCGTCTTACCTTTGCGCCGAGTGGCTCATAAAGCAAAATCAAACTCGTAATTGCATTATTGACATTGGCGACACGAAGCGTTGGCCTTGGTAGCGTGCCTTTTGCAGAAAACTCAAAACCATCTATTTCTACAGGCACTGCGGGATATGTTTTGCCGTCAAACTTGATGTCCTCCGTCAGCCCGTTTTTACCTGCGTGATAACGCAACGTGTCGTCTATGCCGTTAACGGCTTGAGTCAGCTCAATCTCATACAAATCAATGATTGCAGTTGGTGCTAGACGCAGCAGTTCTTCTGCTAACGGCTCAAACGCCTCCCAAGTGACGCTACCATCTTCAAGAGTTTGCGTAATCTTGAATGG